TCAGCTTTCCATAAAAAGCATCATGATCGCCGCCAGTGCTGCCGAAATGACCGCCATACCAACTGTGCCGAACTGCCACTTTTTGCCCTTATCCTTGGCTGTAATGTAGGGTTTCAGGTCTTCCGTTCCCGGAATTTCCCATGCGTTCGTATGTCCTACCCAATAGCCGTCAACCCAAAATCGGTCAATGAGATTCATCACGGATAAGATGACCAGCAGCTGCCAAAAGCCCTGAACGAAGCTCTTTGCGACGTTGAGCGCATAGACGCAGACCAGCACATAGGCGATGCAGCCGGGGACGCAGACAGCTTTGAAAATCAAAGCATTTCGCTTGATTTTCGCGTGTGTTGTAAGTACCAGCTTTACGCACCTACCTTGAACTTCAGGGCTGTAAAGATGCACCATGCCCACCGCGCCCTTGCGGATACCGATGGCGCAAACCAAAATGAGCAGAACGCCAAGTCCTATGCCGTCCAAAATCACCTGTAAAATCATCATTTACTTCCTTATCCCAGCGCCACATCCAGCACCATCATCACGCTGAAGCCTACCGCAAAGAACACCGTTCCAAGATTCGAGTGCCGCCCCTGCGACATTTCCGGAATCAGCTCCTCCACCACCACATAGAGCATGGCGCCCGCTGCAAAGCTCAGCAGATACGGCAGCGCCGGGATCACAAGCTGCGCCGCGAGAAGCGTCAGCACCGCGCCGATAGGCTCCACCACGCCGGAAAGCACGCCGCCGAGAAACGCCTTGCCCTTGCTCTCGCCCTCCGCCCGGAGCGGCATGGAGATAATCGCGCCCTCGGGAAAATTCTGAATGGCGATGCCAAGGGACAGCACAAGCGCGCTGGCCGCCGTGATCTGCGCGTTCCCCGCAAGAAAGCCCGCGTACATCACGCCCACCGCCATTCCCTCCGGGATATTATGTAAGGTAACAGCCAGCACCATCATGGTGGTGCGCCCGAGCTTGCTTTTCGGACCCTCGGCCTGTTCACTTCCCACATGAAGATGGGAAATCAAACGGTCAAGCAGGAGCAAAAACAGCACGCCGCTCCAAAAGCCGATAAAGGCGGGGAGAAAGGACAGCTTCCCCATATCCTCCGACTGCTCAATGGCGGGGATCAGCAAGCTCCAGATGGACGCCGCCACCATCACCCCGGCGGCAAAGCCCGCAAGGGAGCGCTGCACCAGATCGCCAAGGGATTTTTTCATAAAGAACACGCAGGCCGCGCCCAGCGTTGTACCCAAGAAAGGGATCATGATTCCAAGAAAAGTTTCCATTTGTCTCACCACCTTTATATTGCAGTATTATTTGTTTCTTCGATAACCCGCCTCGTCTCTGTATTCGGGATGTTCCTTTAAGTATGGGTCTTTATCGCCGCAGATGGTATAGTCGCACCGGCAACCGTTCACGCAGGTGTTCGTCCGTATAAGCCTTGCATGGAGCAGCTCCATGGACGCATTCTCGGCTACACGGTTCATACCTCTGCGTATGCTCCGGAGAATGCTATCGCTTTCGGCGATTACAGCTACTACAACATCGGCGACCGCGGCACCCGTTCCTTCAAGCAGCTCAACGAGCTGTTCGCGGGCAACGGTATGATCGGTTTCGTGGCTAAAGAGCGTGTGGACGGCAAACTTATTCTCCCCGAAGCCGTTCAGATCCTCAAGCTGAAAACCGAATAAGGAAGGAGGCGGCGGTGATAGACGAGCTTCTTTCCAAAGTAAAAGCCAACCTTATCCTGGAACATACGGCGGATGATGAGCTGCTGAAAGGCTACATCACCGCCGCTGTTTCTTACGCCGAAAGCTACCAGCACATCCCGGAGGGGTTCTATAAGGAGAATCCCATGCCAGCCACCACAGAGCAAGCCGTTATCATGCTGTCATCCCACTTCTACGAAAGCCGGGACGGCAGCACGGGCGGCTTCTTTGCGGATAACACCGGAGCGGCGCAGCAGGTGTGGAACACCGTCAATCTGCTGCTCCGCTTGGATAGGCGGTGGCAGGTATGAGTTTTGGAAAAATGAACGGCTTTGCCGACATTGTGAAAACCAGGCAGGTCAAGGACAGCGAGGGCTTCATCCATTCCGAGAATGAAGTCCTCGCTTCCGTCCGTGTATACCGGGAAGGTCGGCACGGCAGTCAGCGGTGGGCAAACCTCGCTGCATTCAGTGAAGCGACCGACCTGTTCCGCTTTCGATGTATTCCTGGGCTGACGGTCACTACCGACCAGTTTCTCATCTGCGATGACTGTCGCTACGACATTGTGTCCGTGGAGGATGTAAAGGGGCGTGGGATGTACATTGAGTTGCTGGCAAAGAAGGAGGTGCCGACCGTTGGCTAAGTGCGACATGAAAATGCCGGAGGATTTCCTTCTAAAGATATCCAGGCTCGGCAGCAACTTTGACAGCGTGGCGGATACCGTCCTGCAGGCCGGTGGCGAGGTGGTGCTGAAGAAGGTCAAGAGCAATCTTTCCTCCGTCATCGGCAGAGGGACAAAGTTCAAATCCCGCACCACGGGCGAACTGGAAGGCGCACTCGGCCTTTCTCCCTCCAAGCTGAACCGGGACGGAAACCACGACATCAAGGTCGGTTTCGCTGAGCCTCGCTCGGACGGCGGCAGCAATGCCAAACTTGCCAACATTCTCGAATACGGCAAGCACGGGCAGCCCGCAAAGCCGTTTCTGAAACCCGCGAAAACAGCGTCCCGGCAGGAATGTATCGATGCCATGACCAAGGCACTGGATGAGGAGGTGGAAAAGCTGTGAGCCTGCTATCCGATTTACAAACCATCGCCGAGCATTGCGGTGCTCCAGTGGAAACGGGTGTGTTCTCCGGCAAAGCCCCGGACACCTATCTGGTGATCACGCCGCTGTCGGACAGCTTCGAGCTTCACGCCGATAATGCTCCCGGCTGCGAAACGCAGGAGGCACGGCTGTCCCTCTTCTCGAAGGGCAGCTACACCAAACTGAAAAATGCAATCGTCCGTGCCCTGCTGGGTGCGGACTTTTATATTACCGACCGCCGGTACATCGGCTTTGAAACCGAGACCGGCTACCATCACTACGCCATTGATGTGGCGCAAATCTACGAACTGGAGGAATGAATTATGGCAACGATCGGTCTTGACAGACTGTATTACGCAAAAATCACCGAGAACGACGCCGGTGAGGAAACCTACGGTACGCCGTTCCAGCTTGCAAAAGCCATCTCCGCTGACCTTTCGGTGGAACTGGCAGAAGCGACGCTCTATGCCGATGACGGCGCTTCGGAGATTGTGAAGGAATTCAAATCCGGCACACTCTCCCTCGGCATTGACGATATCGGCTCTGCGGCGGCATCCGACCTCACGGGTGCAACCATCGACAAGAACAAGGTGCTGATTTCCGCATCCGAGGACGGCGGCGACCCTGTGGCGGTGGGCTTCCGCGCCAAGAAGTCCAACGGCAAGTACAAGTATTACTGGCTGTACCGTGTGAAATTCGGTATTCCGGCGACAAACCTTGCCACCAAGGGTGACAGCATCACATTCTCTACACCCACCATTGAAGGTACTATCCTTCGCCGCAACAAGGCAGACGCAGGCGGCAAGCACCCGTGGAAAGCGGAGGCACTGGAGGGCGATGTGACCGCTGCGACTATCACGAACTGGTATAAGGAAGTCTATGAGCCGACCTATACCACGACACCCGAAAAACAAGGTTAACGGAGGTAACGCACAATGGATAACGAAAGAACCGCAGTTATCAACATCGGTGACGAGGAGTACACGCTGCTCCTCACAACCAAAGCCACCAAGGAGATCGCCGGTCGCTATGGCGGGCTGGAAAACCTCGGCGAGAAGCTGATGAAGTCCGAGAACTTTGAAATGGCCATCGGAGAGATCGTGTGGCTCATCACGCTTCTGGCAAATCAGAGCATCCTCATTCACAACCTCAAGGATAAAGAGCATCCCAAGGAGCTGCTCACGGAGGATGTGGTGGAGCTTCTGACCACGCCCCTCGACCTCGCCGGATACAAAACCGCCATTACGGAGGCGCTCTACAAGGGCACCAAGCGGAATGTGGAAAGCGAGAAAGACGCAAAAAACGCGCAAGTCGGGTAACGGTCTCCGATGCGGAGCTGTTTACCCAGCTTCTTTATTACGGCCTTGCCCACCTGCATCTCAGCCAGGATGAGGTGTGGCTGATGCCGTTTGGTCTGCTGCTGGACTTATGGGAGTGCCACAAGCAGTATAACGGGCAGGCCTCCCCGGCACGAGAGCATTACATCGACGATATTATCCCGGACGGCATTTGACCCATATCGGGCAGCTTCACCTCGAACTTAGTCCGTTTCCGTCACAACTTCTTTGTGAACTTTTTCGTATAGCCTTGATATTTTTCAAAAATCGTGGTATACTACACATAGAAGTTCGGACGGTTTCGTCCTAAGTACGAGGTGAAATGCATGGTTAAACGAGATTCCTATATGAACCGACTGATCCACAGTATGTGGAACGGCGAGATAAAGGTCATCACAGGCATACGCAGATGCGGCAAGTCCGTACTGCTTTTCGATCTGTTTTTCGAGTATCTTCTTTCGCAGAACGTTTCGGAAGATCATATTTTGAAAATCGAACTGGATCAGCGGCGGTACTATAAGTTCAGAAATCCGATCACTCTGTGCGAATATGTAGAAAGCACCGTCCGGGACAGGAAGGATGAAAAATTCTATCTGTTCATTGATGAGGTGCAGTTCACCACGAAAGTAGTGGACAAGGAAAACGGCGGCATCGAGGTTACCATCTACGATATGCTGAACGAACTCAAGGCATATAAAAACCTTGATGTTTATGTCACCGGCAGTAACTCCAAAGGGCTGTCGAAAGATATCGCAACAGAGTTTCGCGGTCGTGCTACACAGATCCATGTGTTCCCTTTGTCATTTGCGGAGTTTTATTCTGCCGTGGGCGGCGACGAGCAAAAAGCGCTGGATACCTATATGCTCTATGGCGGTATGCCTAGACTTTTAGCACTGGAGGATGACAAAGATAAGAAGGATTATCTGACCTCCCTCTACAGCGAATTGTATGTCAAGGATATTGTGGAGCGAAACGGCATCGAGCGCGAGGATGTTCTGAATGATATTCTGGACTTCCTTGCTTCGCAGATCAGTTCGCTGACGAATCCGACCAATATTGCAAATGCCATCGCGTCCATGAAGAACGAAAAAATCAATCCCGCGATGGTTTCAAACTATGTACAGTATGTTATCGACTCTTTCCTCATTTCAATGGCAAAGCGATACGATGTCAAAGGAAAGACCTATTTCAAGTATCCGAACAAATACTACTATACGGATATCGGGCTTCGGAACGCACGGCTGAATTACCGCCAGTATGATCCCGGTCATATCATGGAAAACATGATCTACAACGAACTTCTGCGGCGCGGGTACTCTGTTGATGTCGGTGTGGTCTGCGACCGCGCAGGCGACAGCAAGGTTCAGAAAGAGATCGACTTTGTGGTAAACGATGCAGATAAAAAAATCTATATTCAGTCCGCTTTCCGCATGGATACCGATAAAAAGGAATTCTCCGAGCTGGCATCGCTGATGCTTACCAAGGATTTCTTCAAAAAGATTATCGTTCGCATGGATGTGCCGCACAATTTTTATGACGACAACGGCATCTTCCACTGCAATCTGATCGACCTACTGCTTGGCCGGGTAGAATTGTTCTGACAAAATAACTCATATATCTACGAGGAGTGACCTTTCGGGGACACTCCTTTTTCATACCATCAGTCACGCTTTCATCGAAAACTTCGGACGGTGTCGTCCCAACTTCTCGGTGAGAGGGTGCTTTTTTCATGCCATCCACAAGGAGGTGACGGTACATGGCAGACAGTTTCGGACTGAAGATCGGTCTTGAGGGCGAAAAGGAATTCAAAAAAGCGCTGGCGGACATCAACCAGTCCTTCAAGGTGCTCGGCTCCGAAATGAAACTCGCCACCTCTCAGTTCGATAAAAATGACAAATCCGTGGAGGCTCTCGCCGCACGGAATAAGGTGCTGCGAAAAGAGATCGATGAGCAGACTACAAAAATCGAAACTCTTCGCAAGGCTCTGCAGAATGCCGCCACCTCCTTTGGAGAGAACAACCGCCGCACCCAGAACTGGCAGATCCAACTCAACAATGCCGAAGCCGCCCTCAACGATATGAACCGTGAGCTGGACGAGAACGAGAAAGCCATCAAGGAGGGCGGCAAAGCCGCAGAGGAATCCGGCAGTAAGTTTGAAGGCTTCGGCAAAGTTCTCAAAACCGTAGGTGTGGCGCTCGGCGCAGTGGCCGTTGCCGCAGGTGCCGCCGCCGTGAAGCTCGGCAAAGAGGTCATCGCCGCCTATGCAGACTACGAGCAGTTGGTCGGCGGTGTGGATACCTTGTTCAAGGACTCCTCGCAGGAGATCCAGCGGTATGCCGCCAACGCATACAAAACGGCAGGGCTTTCTGCCAACGAGTACATGGAGACGGTCACGGGCTTCTCCGCAAGCCTGATCCAGTCTCTCAGCGGCGATACCGAAAAAGCCGCAAAGTATGCGGATATGGCAATCACGGATATGTCCGATAACGCCAACAAGATGGGCACGGATATGTCCTCCATTCAGAATGCCTATCAGGGTTTTGCCAAGCAGAACTACACGATGCTCGACAACCTCAAACTGGGCTACGGCGGCACGAAGCAGGAAATGGAGCGACTGCTCACCGATGCGGAGAAGATATCCGGTGTCAAGTACGACATCTCCTCCTACGCAGATGTGGTGGAAGCCATCCATGTCATGCAGGAGAGCATGGACATTGCAGGAACGACCGCCAAGGAAGCGGAAGCCACTATTTCCGGCTCTGTCAATGCGCTGAAATCCGCCGTGTCGAACCTCATCGTAGGCTTTGGTGATGCGGACGCTGACATGGAGCTGCTGTGCAACAACATGGTGGATGCCTTCAAGACCGTGGTGGCGAACATCACCCCGGTTATTGAGAACATCGTGGCGGCTCTGCCCACAGCGCTGGACGCTCTGCTGACGGCTGTGGGTGAACTGCTGCCCACACTGCTGGAAGCAGTCACCGAACTCTTCTCGCAGGTGCTGGAAACGCTTCTGTCCCTGCTTCCGCAGCTTATCCCGGCGGCGGTGTCCGCACTTATGACCATCGTGAACACGCTAATTGAGAATCTGCCCCTGCTCATTGATGCGGCAGTTCAGTTGGTGTCCACGCTGGTGACAGGAATTGCGGATGCATTGCCCACGCTCATCCCGGCAGCGGTGCAGGCTATCGTCACCATTGTGCAAGGGCTGGTGGACAGCCTGCCGATGCTCCTTGACGCAGCCTTACAACTTATCACGGGACTGGCGCAAGGACTTCTTGACGCAATCCCCGTGTTGATCGCCGCTCTGCCGGAGATCATCAACGGTATCATTACCTTCTTACTGGATTCGATTCCTCAGATTATCGAAACAGGCATTCAGCTTCTGACCTCGCTGGTGACTGCATTGCCGGAGATCATCACGGCAATCGTGGAAGCTATCCCGAAAATCATTGACGGCATTATCAATGCTGTGCTGAATGCGATACCGCTCATTATTCAGGCAGGCATCGACCTGCTGATTTCTCTCATTCAAGCCCTGCCGCAGATCATCACGACCATCGTGCAGGCGATTCCGCAAATCATCTCCGGCATTGTCAATGCTCTGGTCGGAAACATCGATAAAATCATCATGGCAGGTGTGCAGTTGTTCGTTGCGCTGATTGAAAACCTGCCCACCATCATCGTGGAGATCGTCAAGGCCGTGCCGCAGATTATTGCGGGCATCGTGAAAGCCTTCGGCTCTCTGATGTATAAAATCGTAGAAATCGGCGGCAACATCGTCAAGGGACTGTGGAGCGGTATTACCCAGCTTACCTCGTGGCTGTGGGACAAGGTGTCCGGGTGGATTTCCTCCATCTGGGACGGTATCTGCGATTTCTTCGGTATCCATTCGCCCTCAAAGGAAATGGCATGGGTCGGTGAAATGCTGGTCAAAGGCTTGTCCGGATCCATTGAAGATAACGGCGATGAAGCGGTCAAAGCCGCAGAAGGAATGGCGGAGGACATCAACGGCGTCATGGGCGACCTTGCTCACGATATGCAGACGGCTCTGCCCACCGACTTTGACGTGAACGGCTCGATCCGCTCTGCCGTGGACGGTGTGGTCGGCAAGGCGGCATCCACTTTCACCGTTGCCCTGAACATTACGAACTTCAACAATTACAACAGTGAGGATATCCGTCAGCTCACCTCCGAAGTCATGGAAACGGCGAATCAGTTCGCCCAGCGGAAAGGAGTGATATTCGCATGACCTATTTCACCTACAACGGCCGCAGTTCCGCTGATTTCGGTCTGCATATCGAGAAGAAGGATGTGTTCTCCGCACCGGAGTACGATGCGGAGTTCATTTCCATTCCCGGCAGGAGCGGTGACATCATCAATCCGAACCGCCGCTTTGCCAACATCAAAGTGACCTACACGGTGTTCCTCGCACGGAAGAACGTAGCCGCCCTTGCATCCGACCTGCGGGACATCAAAGGCTGGCTGTACTCCGAGCCAGACAGATACCACGAACTCACCGACTCTTACGATGCGGAGTATTTCCGCTACGGCGTCATCTCCGGCAGTCTGGACATTGAGGAGCAGCTGAGCAAGGTCGGCAGCTTTACCGTGACCTTCAACTGCAAGCCTTTCAAATACAGCTTTGCGGGGCAGGAAACGGTGTCGGCTGACGCTTCCGAACTGACGATTACCAATCCAACTGCTTTTGAAAGTAAGCCGTATATCAAACTCTATGGCAGCGGTACGGTCACGCTCAACATCTCATCGGGCGGAAGCACAACTTCGTGGACGATTTCAGCTATTAACGAGTACATCGAAATCGACAGTGAGCTGATGAACTGCTTCAAAGGCACCATGCTCAAAAATGATGTGGTCAAAGGGGCTGAGTTTCCGGTTTTCAAGTCGGGTATTTGCACCATTAACTGCAACGGCGATGTGTCAAGGATTGAGGTCATTCCAAGGTGGTGCTGTTTATGATTCCTGTACTTTACTCCGCAAACACTACGGATTTCTCGACCTTCGGTCTCGGTGTGCTGACGGATACCATTTTCTGCGAAGTCACTGAAGAGCGAAACGGTGTGTTCGAGTGCTTACTCAAATACCCGGTCAGCGGTCAGCACTATGGGCTTATCACCAAAGAGTGCATCATCAAGGCAAAACCCAATGACACCGCCGCCGACCAAGCGTTCCGTATTTACCGCATCACGAAGCCCTTAAACAGCATCGTTACCATCTACGGACAGCACATCTCGTATGACCTTGCCAATGTGCCGGTGATGCCGTTTTCGACGGAGAGCCGTTCTCCGCAGCTTATCCTCTCGCAGCTTCTTGCCGGAGATACACGCTTCACGGGCCGGACGGACTACTCGGATGCAAAGGCATTCTCTGTTGCCCAGCCGAAAAGTGTCCGCGCCTGCCTCGGCGGTACGGAAGGCTCCATGCTCTCCAAATGGTACGGCGAGTTTGAGTGGGACAACTTCACGGTAAAGTTCCATTCGCACCGTGGGCAGAAGACCGGCGTGGTCATTGAATACGGCAAGAACCTCACCGCCTTGGAGCAGGACGAGGACAACAGCGGCGTGTATACCGCATTGCTCCCGTATGCCATATACACGCCGGAAGGCTCGGACACCGAAATGGTGATCACGCTGCCGGAGGTCACGCTCCCCATTGTGACCTCGGAGATCGTCCGGGCGAAAACGCTCATCATGGATTTCTCCGACCAGTTTGACGGAGTTGTGACCGAGGAAGCCCTCCGAGCGAAAGCCAACAGCTACATCAAAGCAAATCCGCTGGGTGCGACCATCCCTACGGTGAAGGTGTCCTTTGAGCCGCTCTGGAAACAGCCGGAGTATTCGGCACTCTTGGCGCGGGTCAATCTCTGTGATACCGTCACCATTCGGCACTCGCTGCTGGGCGTCAGCGTGTCGGCTATGGTCATTGAAACCGTGTACGACACCCTCGCCGAACGATACAAGAGTATTTCTCTCGGTCAAAGCAAGTCCAGCATGATCACCACCATCTCCGAGGTGCAGTCCACGGTCGATAAGGTGGAGTCCGCAGTGGGACGCTTTCCGAAACTGCTCCAAACCGCCATCGGCAAGGCTACAGGGCTTATCACCGGCCAGAGCGGCGGCTATGTGGTCATTCACACCAGCGAGGAAAACGGACAGCCCTATGAACTGCTCATTCTGGACGCTCCCTCTATTGATGAAGCCGTAAATGTCTGGCGTTGGAATGTGGGCGGCTTGGGCTTTTCCCATAACGGCTACAACGGCCCCTATGAAACTGCCATCACGGCAGACGGTCAGATCGTCGCGGACTTCATCACCTCCGGCTCCTTGGTGGCGAACACCATCAAGGCTGGTGTCATTCAGTCACAGGATGACTCGTCCTGGTGGGACTTGGAGAGCGGCGAGGTTGTGCTTCGAGCCTATGTTTCGACCGATGAATTTGCAGAGAAAACAGCCTATCTCCAGCAGAATGTGGATGGGCTGAACAGCTATGTGGCGACTCTTACCGAAACTATGGAGTCGGTTTCCAACGACCAAGGCATACTGGAAGAGCGGCTGCGAAGCTCCGAAAGCAAAGTATCTCAGCTTCAGCACACGGTGGAAGGCTTGTCCGTCACCATGCAGGAGCAGTACATCGGCGGCATCAACTATGTGCAAAACTCTTCCGGCCTGAACGGCATCACGGATGATTGGAGCTATTCCGGCACCGTAAAAACGGATGCCTCCACGGACACCCAGAACAACACCGTTTCCGACTCCTGCTTTGTGCTGGGAGCTTACTCCTCGCTGTCGCAGTACATCCGAGGGGTAGTTCCCGGCACTTATACAGTTTCCGTTCGCGCCAAGAAAACCTCGACCATGTCCGGGCATTTCTATGTGACCTACAACGGAAACAAAACTGCGTATCTCTTCAATAAGAGCACCGCTTTTGACTGGACGGATTTTACCGTCACGCTCACCGATGTGACCGACCCCACGCTGCGCGTCTACTGCTACTGCCGGAATGCATCCATTTATCTGGCGGACATTATGATCACCGAAGGTGCGATCCCACGAAAGTGGACGCCTGCACCCAACGAGATCTATACGCAAGAGGTCAAAATCGACAAGCGCGGTATTGAGGTGTCCAACAGCGCATCGTCCCAGCGAACAGTCATCACGAACACGGAGTTTGCCGGTTACTACAACGATGAGGTGATTTTCACCCTGAACAAAGATGAAACACAAACCAAGAAAACCACGGTGGACGGCGATTTGACCGTGGGCAAGACGAAGTTCGTTCCCATGCCGATAGCGTCCGATGGGCTGAATATCGTCATTCTGGACTAAAGGAGGTAAGGCTATGGCAATGACAGGCGGCGCTGCCTATTTGGTGAAATCCGAAAGGACGAATTACGGCTCCAACAGCTGGACGACTGACCTGTACATCTATGTAAAGGTTATTTCCCAGAACGTAGTCGCAAACACATCCACCATTGCGTTGGGTATGTATGTCTATTCCCAGTATTCCATTGCGTGGTCGGACTTTGGCACAAACGGCACTTCCTACATCGGCACAGCCACCTCCGGTGCGAACTGCTTCACCTTTACCAATGGGCAAAGCGGCAGCGGCACGAAGTGGCTGGTGGAGGACAAGCAGGTTACGGTATCCCACAACAGCAACGGTACGCTGACCCTTCCGATTTACTGGCACTGGGGTGTCAACAGCCCGTGGGGTCAGTACACAGGACCCTCCGGCAGCTACAATGTGACGCTGAGCACCATCGACCGTGTTGCACCCACCGTGACCTTTTCCGTTTCGAGCATCACCGCAAACGGCTTTAAAATCTCTGCAAACTCCACCTCAACAGCGGATATCTGGCAGTACAGCACCAACGGCGGCTCCACATGGATGACATTCTCAACATCGGCATCCACCAGTGCCAGCGTAACGTTGTCCTCGCTTTCGCCGAACACAAACTACACGGTGAAGGTGCGGGCACGGCGGCAGTACAACCAAGTCTATGGTACATCCGGCGGCTCAACGGTGAAAACGCTGGGCGGCGCAGTGGTGAACAGTGTCAGCACGGTGACTGCAGACAATGCCAGAGTGACCATCACCATCAATGTCACCGTGTACGAACCGTCTTACATCAATTCTCTGGCGATCAAAAGCGGGAACACGACCCTCCTGACCGTTACCGGGCTTGCATGGACGAAGGGTACGGCGAACCGCTCGGTCACCCTGTCATCGGCACAGAGAACCACGCTGCTCAATTGGATGGCTTCAATAAAGTCCTTCACCGGCACCTTTGCCGTTTCCTCCTTCAGCGGCTCAACGCAGATCGGCAGCACCTCAAGCAAGACTGCTACGGTGCAGACTACGGCGGCAAACTCCGCACCGACTCTCAGCGATTTCACTTATGAGGATAGCTATGCGGTCACGAAGAGCATTACAGAGAACAATCAGCTATTCATTCAAGACTGCTCGACGCTGAAGGTCACTCCCGGAACAGCCACCGCAAAGAACGGCGCATCCATCTCAAACTACACAGCAGCCTGCAACGGTCTGTCCGCATCCAGTTCCAGCGGCTCTGCCATCACGCTCGGAAAGATCACCAAGTCCGGCAGCGTGATAGTTACGCTTACGGTTGTTGATTCCCGCGGCTACACCGCTACGCTGACGAAGACCATCACGGTCATTCCGTACTCTGCGCCCAAAATGTACTCGGCAACGCTCCGGCGAACCAACGACATCGAGCCGGAGATGCAGCTCAAGTTCAGCGGCTCAATTGCGGCCATATCTGTGAACGGAACGCAGAAAAACAGCGTGGTCTACGCACGGTATCGGTATAAGAAAACCAGTGATGCCGATTATAGCGGCTTTACCAGTATAATTGCCGGACTTACCCAGAGCGGCACCTCATTCAGTTACTCCAACCTTGAGCTGTGCAACCTGGATGCTAACAGCTCCTATGACTTTCAGCTACAGATTCAAGACAAGCTCTATTCCCAGAGCAGTCTGGATCTGTATTTTGTTGTACCACAGGGTACGCCGCTGATTGCACTGCGGAAAAAGAAGGTAGGCATCAACACACCGAATCCGCAGGCTGCGTTGGATGTGGCGGGAGATATGCGTGTGTCAGGTGGTCTGCGTGTGGGCGGAGCATCCCTTGCCGACTTTGTCATACAGCAAGGAACCAGCGGAATCTGGTCTTTCCGAAAGTGGAAGAGCGGCATGGCAGAGTGTTGGGGTGCGTACAACTTCACCGTTGCCATAACATCCGCCTGGGGTGCGGTATATGAAAGTGGTCTGATTTCGCTCCCGACGTTTCCGTTTACATTCGCAGCCATCCCAACGGTGTTCTTCTCCTCCGGCAACGGCAATGCTGCTTTTTTCGTTGAACGAGGAAACGGCGAGACACGAACAACTACCACAAGTCCCGGTAAGTTCTATGCGATGCGCCCGGTTTCGACCGGCTCAAGCAACTACCAAATCACCATATACGCAATCGGAAAAGTGTGACGCTTTTTTGGCGTCACTTTTTTATACGCAAATTCAACATTCAAAGGAGGACAACAACATGAAAGAATTCTGGACGACCATTCAGGTAGCCTTTGCGGCAGTAGGCGGTTGGCTCGGTTGGTTTATGGGCGGGTGCGACGGCCTGCTTTATGCGCTGCTGGCATTCGTCGTGCTCGACTACATCACCGGTGTCATGTGTGCCATTGTGGATCACAAGCTGTCAAGTGAGATTGGTTTCAAGGGGATTTTCAAAAAGCTCCTAATTTTTGAGCTGGTCGGCATCGGACACATCATCGACGCACAGGTCATCGGCAACGGCAGCGTTCTGCGAACCGCCGTGATTTTCTTCTATATCTCCAACGAGGGCATCTCGCTGATTGAAAATGCGGGGCATCTGGGACTGCCCATTCCCGAAAAACTGAAATCCGTGCTGGAGCAGCTTCATGACCGTGCGGAAAGGGAGGACAAATAATATGGCTTACACGAACAGCCCTCTGGTGTCCTACACCAAACTCAGCCCGAACCATTCCGGGCAGCGCACCCACAACATTGACCGCATCACGCCTCACTGCGTGGTGGGTCAGTGCTCGGTGGAAACTCTGGGCAATATTTTTCTGCCTGCATCCCGGCAGGCAAGCAGCAACTACGGCATTGGCGTGGACGGCAGAGTTGGGATGTATGTGGAGGAGAAGAACCGCTCTTGGTGCTCCTCTTCCGCAGCCAACGACCAGAGAGCCATCACAATCGAGTGCGCCAGTGACAGCACTGAGCCGTATGCGTTCAAGGATATGGTGTACAAGTGCCTCATCGAGCTTTGCACCGATATCTGCAGGCGCAACGGCAAGACGAAGCTGCTCTGGTTGGGTGATAAGAATAAGACACTCAATTACATCCCAAAGCAGGATGAGATGGTTCTGACTGTCCACAGATGGTTTGCCAACAAGAGCTGCCCCGGTAACTGGATGTATGCCCGCATGGGCGATCTGGCATCCAAGGTCACTGCGGCTCTCGGCGGTGATGTAAAGCCTGCCGACCCGGTCAAGCCCACTGGCACACTTCATGTTGGCGACCTCGTGACCATCACGGGCAGCACCTACTATGGCGGCAAAACCATTCCCGGCTGGGTGAAGAAACTCCGCTGGTATGTGGTCGAGGTCAGCGGCGACCGCGCCGTCATCAACAAGGATGAATCCGGCAGGTACGCCATCATGTCGCCGGTCAAGACCTCTGCACTTGCCGTGGCAGGCACGAAACCCGTCGAGGACTACCGCGTCCATACCGTTGTACATGGCGACACCCTCTGGGCAATCGCAAAAAAGTATCTCGGCAACGGCAGCCGCTATAAGGAGCTTATCAGCCTGAACGGACTGAAAAGCAATGTCATCTACAGCGGCATGAAACTCAAAATCCCCTATAAGTAA